ACTGCCGACCCTATCGATTCTACTGCCGACCCTATCGATTCTACTGCCGACCCTATCGACACCCCTGCCAATGCCGAAGAAGCTGTCAATGCCGAACCCACTGCCGAACCCACTGCCAAACCCGTTGGTGGTGGCCGCCGCAGAACTTCCAAGCAGAACAAGAACAAGAACAAGAACAAGCGCGGTGGTCAATCTAAGCAGCGCAAGTCCAGGCAACAGAGACAGCAACAGCGCAAGTCCAGGCAACAGCAAGGCGGACGTTCAAGGAAGAACAAGAGTTCCAAGAACAAGAAACAGCGCAACCGCAGCAACAAGAACGGCAATTAAATAAAATCACTTTATTTTCATATTGGTATGTTATCATATCAATATGAACCTCACTACTTTCGTTTCATTGTTTTATTCTTAGCAAGTTTCCCAACATTACGCATGGTTTGCCGGAGTTTCATTGCGTTATTTTTACCTCCACCGACGCGAGCCATTAGTTCATTATGTTCTTTTACGAAGGACGCGTTCTTGCCTTTCGAACGACGCCATAGTTTTTCCCTCAGATAACACACAATGGACAGACGGCGTGCGTCCTTATCTATGGGCTTCATTGGTAAATTTCCGTGTAGTTTATGAACATTCATGAATAATATGTCGCCTGTACGCACATCAACACCTATACCATACTGGGGGAAACACGTCTCGGCTCCACTATATTTGCCATTTTCAATAACGCATAAATTACCAAATCCTTCGCTATCGTCACCCTTATCGGTGTGAATAGATGTTTTGAAATTCACATTGGTGGTGATAGTGGTAAACGACGTTCCGGGGATCTTAAATGCGGTTTGTAATGCCTTTTTGTTTTGTTTTTCGTAATGGGCTGGTGTATATTTTTCGTATAATGTATCAATGTCTTTAATTAGAGGTAAGGTCTCTTTATACATCTCAGGGAAATCGCGGTTAAATCTACATTCGCGTATCTCCAACGGAAGTTTAACTCCTGCTGTACGAAAGTTTTTCTTCTGCGTTGGAGAGAACCTATCAAAATAACCAAATATATTGGTCATTATCTTAGGATTATCATAAACACTTTTCGACTTACTCCCCGTTGCACTTCCCCTATTACTCGTAGGAGTTAAAGCGAACTTAATAACATTGTCATAAAATGGCTTTGTATGATTATCAGGTAAAGCACCTTTTCTAAATCTCATTAACAACTCGCCTTTATCTGTATAAACATCTGCGTCTTCTTTTATTATATCTTTAATCATACTAGGTTTTACAAACTTATTAAGTAGTTTTTTAGCAGCTTGTTCGTCTGTCATGTCCTGTTTAACAGTGTGTATAATTATTCCATTATTTTTATGACTTTTAATTATAACCATTGAAACCGATTAATATATATTAATAAGATAAATAAAAATAAGGGTTCATTAAATAGTATGTTCTGGCATCCTAGTTTCAACATAGAATATGTAACATATTTGAGAAATGAAGGACGCGTAATTATCAGATGTAAAAACAAAGTATATGATTTCACGGATTATCTAGAAAATCATATACATCCAGGTTCGAACGAAATAATACGGCGATTTAGTGACGAGGATAAAGACTGTTTCATGGATTATGAATTACACAGAACTAGCGCTCATAAAATGTGGAAATACCATTTTATAGGGTATCTTACATTATAATAACGTGTATTCTCCTGTATATTTAAACCATACACGCAATGGATGTCGCCAATCCAATCCATACGCAATTTCCGATGATATTTTTCTTCAGTGTATATTCAAACAAATACTTGAAAAAATCTCCCCTTTCCTTCATATCTCCCCTTTCTGCATCCAATGCTACGAAAAAGTCTTGTCTACTTCTTTCATTCTCGTCAGTACCAAATCTCATTTTTTCGAATGCTTCGGGTAAATTTTCTAGAGAGAATAACGTTATGAGTGGATTGAAATTAATACTTGCTATGCTGCCATTATTGAAATCTTCTTTTACCAGTTTATCAAAATTATCGCTCTTCATCCATATCTTCAGATCCAAAAACGGGGTAATCAAAAAATAACCAATGGTATTTTCGAAGTAGGTAGCCAATTGGGGTAAACCCAATACAAGAATGGAAATGACTCCAATTATGACACCTGATGTGAGTTTGTTGTCGCTTAAATCTAACACAAATACACCAAGAAAAAACGCAGTGAGTGCGATAAAGAAGACCATGATTCTAGACATGCGGGTCACTGACTTTAATACTGCTTGATATGCGTCTTTGTCACCAGTTTCGTTATTATTTAAATACTTAATAAAGTCAATCATGTCTCGGTTGTTCCACATATTAGACGCATTCCATGCAAACAACCATAGAAACCCCCCAACAATAGTGACTGATACAGCAAGTAACATTGCCGTCCAACTGGATGGTGCAATCATAAGTTCATGACCTTCGATAAATTCCGACTTATCTTCTTGATAATCGTCTTTGTCATCACAACTTGTGCATTTATTTATATTCGACTGTTTATCTCGTTGCATATCTAGCAATTTGAAAGGATTTGGTAATATGGGAACGTCGTTCATTGTGCTATTATATCTATATACAATAATGCGATAGTTTTCTGTTAAACCAACGAATAACCACTCTTTGGTTGTAAATTCAATTGTTTATCGGTTTAAATCCTTGTATTTTTTACAGGAATCATATATATACATTTAGTAATGAATCTAATTGAACCGGGTGTCAAATACCATTTATACGATAGTTTAAAAATTTGCCACGATAAAAAATATGTTATACAGAGTTGGTTGTATAATGCGATGGGTTATTTCCTGTTTTTCGGTGTATTGGCTTTAATTATGTACTTCTCTCGTAAACGTCAGTTGACACCGTTTGAATTATCTGAAAAACAGCGTAAAGATGAGGATTACATTATGTCTAAAATAAAACAATATCAAACTGCAAAACGACCCGACAATACAAGTGCAATCACAAATCTACCAGTTTTAAAGAATGGCGAACGTTTCGAAATATAATAATATTGTCATTATTTATATAAATATCAATGAGTCAAGAACAAAACATTATAGAACAGATACGTGAAGATATTATTAAAAACAATAACACCGCTCAAGTGGCATTTAATACATTCATACGCGATTTAAAACGCCACATAGAGGACATAAATATACCTTTTGAGTTGCATGGCGACTTGGACCTTTCTATATTGAAGGATGAAAAGTTTGTCAACCTCAAACGTATTATATTTAGGGAAGGCGAACTCACATCTATAAACAATGCACCCACCACTGTAGAAACACTGATTTGTCCTGATAATATTTTGAAGGAGTTATCAAGTCTACCTGGATCTCTTTTAAACTTGGATTGTCGTGGAAATCACATACACAATTTAGATTTGGCGAAACTGACTCATCTACAAAAGTTACACTGCCAGGACAACAAGTTAAAAACCATAAAAAACATACCCAAAACAATGATTGAATTTAATTGTGACAATAATCAACTCCATAGCATCGATTTAGTTGGGCTTCATAAGCTGGACATTCTGTCGACATCGAACAATCCTGTATTGATAATAGAGAACCGCCCAACTAATATTCGTAGTTATACCAATGACAACAATAAGTTAACAGCGTTCGACTCGATTCCCGGGGAAGACGGCATGGATGCCAAAGAAATAGAACAAAAAATAAACTATACTGAGGCACTTGATGCCTTTTTTAGACTGAAGAATCGATATGAACAAGACGTATTGAAACGTAAACGAAACGAGTACAAGAAAGGAAAAAATAAGAAGAATTCTAAAATTAGGTCAAATGCTGTTAAACCTAAATGCTTGAATTGTTCGAGACCAGTCGGTACAATTTTTAAAGTGACAAGCGACAAATATGTAGCATTATGTGGAGATACCAATAAACCATGCAAATTTAATATATTGTTAACGCGTGGAATGTTCGTGGGTCGGGAAGTGTATTTAGACGCCATGTCGGACATCGTAGATGAAGATAAAGAAACAATTATCAAACAAAAAATGGATACCCTTTTTGAATACATATCAGAAGAGACCTCTGCTCGCACATTTAAAGAAAAGTTGGAGGAATTCACGATTAATAGTTCATTACTAACTGGTGAACTAAGTGCTTTTAATAATTATAATAATAATGCGCATAAAACTGAACTCATCAAAAAGAAGCAGATCGAAATATATGGCATTGTTCAGAAAATCAAGGGTTTGAGCGACGAATACAAGGAAAATGGAAATACTAGTATCGTGAAGCTCATTTCTGATATGCATATTAAAGAATTAGTTCCAGAGACAGAGAACCTACGAAGACTTAAATACGATATAACAGAGATGGATTTATTTTCGGACATTGAAAATGACATACTTATTCAGTATGAAAGTGCCCCTTACAAAATGGAAATAAACGACACAGAAGAACCCATTGTCAAAACATTTGTTTCGAATCTATAAACATGTATAGTTTTAATACTATGTATGTTTTAACATCCATTATAGTTTGTAACTCCGTCCCAGTATATACCATTTCTATTTGCCCATCCCTTTTTCACACATATGTCGACTCCCTTTACATCGTGTTCCCCCTTATTATTTTTGCTTTCCCAATCCGCATCTGTCCAGTCAGCGCTATTGGGAGTGCTATTGGGAGTGTCCCCAGAACTATTATTACATTTACCATTTATTCCAACCGTCCAACCGGTAGGACATGTATCGTGCGAAGGTGGGAATTTCTGCTGTTTGGAATTAAATTGTATTGCAATCCCGGCTAAAGTTAGTGTAATGATTAAAGCAACTGCTGCTACAGAAAGAGTGATTAAATGAAACCTTTCCATAATTTTGTATATATACTAAATATATTTTTACTGTGATGCGAATACAATTATATTATCTAGTGAAATACTATAGATATAATGTCAAATTATTCAACTAATCCAGAATCTATAAACCAACAAGGCAATATTCTTGATTTAGAAAGATATAATGGACGGGTAAACATTATGCAACCACCTGATCAAAAGCTTCATTTTAAGATGACAGAGAAAATCGCATTAGATAATAAATCGTCAGATTATAGAACGGCAGTTACAGGATTGCGTGAAGAAACTGTATTGTCTCGTGTGTTTTTTTGCTCGGAAAATATTACCATGAACCAAAATGATATGCGCGTAGGAGTCTATAACATGTCGGGAAAAAAATACATGGTACCACCTCAGAATATTACCAATTTGAAGACCATTATGAGGAGTATATTTTTGGAACATTCAAGGGAGGGTTCTGATGTCACAATTGAAGTTGGACGACTTAATAAACTGGTTCTCGATTATTGTATTCCATCTGTTTATAACTCGGCGGTATCGTATGAGAAATATAGGCAAGACCAGAGTAGTTTAATTGTTCCCCTCGAGCTGCCCAAAAATCACGACAGAGATTACAAGCAGTTGGAAGTTAAGCAATGGTTTTAATATATATTTATATCA